AGATAAAGGTCGTTTACTAACTTCTATAGGAACAGGTGTAACTTTAGGCGCAGGACTTGGTAAACTTATAGACGTAGGCATGTCTAAGTTAGACAAAAGAAATATAGCAAGAGCTGCAGACCCACAAGAAACAGATACTATGGATCTTGCAGAACAAGGTATGGTAGGTGAGCTTGTAGACAATGAAGGTATTGAATACGCTAAAGAGCGTTTGGGTTTAGATGACAACGCAGTAGATTTTATTGAAGGTGTCTTTAAAGTTATTGATGATGAAGCTGCAGTTAATGAGGCTGTTAAACGCTATGCTGCCAAAAATAATATTAGTCAAGAAGGTCAAGAAGAACTTTTAGAAAACCTTATGGCAAACTTTAAAGAGTCCGGTGGGTCTAAAGGAGGCATAGCATCTGCTTTAAATAAAGTAGTAACAGTAGCCCAACAAGCTCCTGCATACTATGGTGGCCGCGTATCTACATTTTTAGATCCCTACACTTCTAAATCAGATACAATTAGAAGACTTCAAAGTAAATTTAGATATGATGCACAACGAACTTTTTTTGGTGAGCGTGTGCAAGAAGGGCAAGACTATGCCGAAACTCTTGGAGATACTTTAGGTGAATATTATGTCAGCATGAAACGTGCTATAGATCCTGTTTTAGTATCTAATCAAGGAAAAAACAGAGATCTTGCTTATAGACAACTTACTAATTCTGTACGTGGTCAGAAATCTGGAGATGATGTTATTGATAATGCAGCAAGTCAAATCCGTCAAGACTTAGACAAAGCTGCAGAAGATTTAAAAGCAGCGGGGTTATATGATGATGCTGCGTTTATAAAAGAAAATTATTTTCCGCGTATCTGGAATCGTAAAGCCATTAAAGATAACGAAAAAGAATTTGCACAGCTTCTTATAAAATCTGGAGAAGCTAAGGACGGAGAAGAAGCCAGTAATATTATTGCCAGCATGTTAGACAAAAAAGAAATGTATGGTGATGAGGGAAGCAGTGGTAATTTTTTCTTATCTAAAAGAAAGTTTAAATTCACAGATGATGCACCTTTTGAAAAGTTTTTAGACAACGATGCTCAAAATGTATTAAATACTTACTATAATCAAATTAGTAAGCAGTTAGCACGTAAAAAAGTATTTGGCGCTACACAGTGGAAAGATTTTGAAAAGCTTTATAGGCCTCAAATAGAAAAAGAATTGGGTGCTTCCGAAAGTAGAAAAGCTATGAAAGACTTAGAAACAGTTTGGAGGGCTCAAACCGGAGAAGGGGTCCGATCTAGTAATTTATTTGAAGATGGCGTTACAACAGTTAATAGATTAGCTTTATTGCCCCTTGCAACTTTTAGCAGTTTAACTGAGGTCTTATTAAATCTTTCTAGAGGAGGCGTATATAACACTGTTAAAGGTTTTGCTAAAGCTTCTAAAGATGGTATGGAAGTACTTACCTACAAAATGGTAAATAGAGTAATGAAAGACCATAACATGTCACAGCCAGAAGCTTTTAGAAAACTTCAAAGGTTTGGAATTGCTTTTGAGCAAGCCGCTGCAGATCAAGTAGAAAGATTGTCAGGCGAATCGGTAACTAATCCTACTTTACAAAAAATAAACAGAGGATTTTTTAGATTAAATTTATTGGAGCCTTGGACAAAAACAGTGCAGCTTACAAGTTTTAATGTAGGTAAAGATATTATTAGAGATAATCTAAAGGCTATTGCACAACACGGAGACAAAAAACCTACAGCACGTATACAAACAAAGATTGATCAGCTTTTGGAATTAAATGTAGATATTCAAAAGGGTCTTAACTGGCACGCTAAAACTAAAGGTAATTTAAATATTGAAGATGATTTTATTTATCAAATAGAACGAGGAGCGGCCCGATATACTAATGAAATTATTCTTAACCCTACTAGAGAGTCAGGTATAAAATCTTTAGCTTTATCTAAAAGTCCTTTTACATCTATGTTGTTTCAATTAAGTGCTTATCCTGCTGCTTTTACAAACACTATACTTAAAGATATGGTAAGACGTACTGCAAGGGGTGTGGCTCAAGGTGATATAGGAGCTTCTGGTAAGGTGTTAGGAACAGCATTGACAATGCAGGGCGCTGCTATGATGCTTAACTATCAAAGAAATGAGCTTTTTAATAAAGATTCTGAATATAAGAAAAAAGAACCTAATGAATTATTACTAGATGGTTTGGCTCGTTGGGGTGGTAATGGTATTTATTTAGATGTTGCTCAAAGAACTTCAAAAGCTTCAGAATTTTTAGGGCCTATCGCAGGGCCTGTCGCAGGAGTTACTGGTCCTTTTGTAGGACAAGCCTTAACAGCAGCTAAAGGATACACTCTTGTTGATCCTTTTGTAAGTATGATGCCTTTTTATTCTGCACTGCCTAAAGAAACAAGAAAAGAAATTAGGACGGGCGCTCGTCAATTTGAAAAAGAATTTATACGTGGTGAAAAACCTAAAATTAAATTAGCTAAAGGCGGTGAAGTACTAGACGTACCTAACGCTCCTTCTGAGCCTGATCAACGTATAGATAAAATGACAGGTATGCCTTACAACCAACAGGCTGGTACAGCTTTTACAGACATAGAAGACAGGCAAGATCCTTTACAACGTATGAATTTTGTAGCAGGTGGATTAACTAAAATTATATCGAAGAGTTTAAAAGATGTAATTAAAGATTATAGTAAACGTATGGTTAAAGATGACGAGGCTGAAGAAGCGGCTGAAGAGATTTTAAAAGTCTATAGAACTGATTCAGATATGCCTTCTGAATTAGATGATCCAGAGTTTGAGGATTTTATAAAACTAGAGACAAAAGCTTTGCTTGAAGAAAAACACGATTTAACCATAGATGAGCTGAAAGAAAAGTTTCCGCAGTTTGTAGACGATCAAGGAAACATTACAGGCGGGGAAGCCTTTAGCAGAGCTAGGGACTATACAGATGATGAAATAGAAACATATAAACTATCTGGCGAGTACGAAGATGAATTTGGGGACGAAGCAAAAGCCCATATACAAGATATCTTAGATTCTAAAGGTCTAACACAAAAAGCGCGGGAACCCGAACAAAAAATAGTAGATGTTTTACTACAGAAAAAAATAGTAAAAGAATCTAAAGATCCTATGTTTGATAAAAAGCAAGAGAAAACGACTTTAGATTTTGAAGCATCTATGCTAACCGAAGAAGAACAAGAGCTTTTAAAATCTTTTAAGGTTCCTGATGTTCCTTTACGGGCTGATGTAGTTAGAGAAGTTGATCGAGACAAAGCGTTAAAAGAATTTTTAAAAGACTCTAAAGAAAAAGAACCTGTCTATCGAGGAACTTCTGATGGTTTTGATACTGACTATGAATTAAGTTTTGCTATGCCCAGAGAGCTTGGAACTCACGTAGGCTCTAAAGGTCAGGCAACTTCTATACTTACAAAGTATGATGCTTTACCAAAAGAAGAAGTGTCAGAAGAAACTATGCTTACTGCGTTAGAACAGACAGGAATGGATACGCCTCAAGCAATTACTAAAGGATATGTAAATGTTAAAAACCCTTTAGTTATAGAAGACGATTATGGAAACTGGGGAGCAATAGAAATACTAAATAGTCAAAACCTAAATAGTTTTGTCTCTGCTGTTGTTAAGCAAGCTAATCAAAAAGGTGTAAACTCAGAAGCTGTTTCTAGTGTTATAAAGCGCAAAGTATCTCCGTATATAAATAAAGTTATGGAGCTGTCGCAAGAAGGTTTAGAAGATAGCTTAAGCTATAATATTTATAATGCTAAATTAAACAAAGAACTTCAAAGCGTTTTAAAGGATTTCGGTTTTGACAGCGTTAAGTATAAGAATAAACTAGAGGCAAGAATAAAAGGTGAAAGTCCTTATTCATATATTCTTTTTGACCCTGAACAATTTAAAAGCACCTTTGCTTCTAAGTTTGATAAAGCAGACCCAAGACAAAATAAAGCTAAGGGTGGTTTAAGTTTATTAAGTAAGGATAGATAATGGCTGATTCATTACGTAAGTTAGGGTTTGGTGAGAAAGATCCTCTCAAGCGTCTAGGCTTTGTAGGCGGCGGTAACGACTCTGATCCTATTAAACGAATCTTTAAAATTGCTAAGGCTGCAGAAGACGCTAAAGCTTTAGAAGCGCAACAGCGTCGTTTAAAAGCTTTAAAAGGCGCTGCAGGTCCGGCAGGACCACAGGGTGAAAGAGGGCCTAAAGGAGAGCAAGGGCCTGCAGGAGTACAAGGTCGTGATGGTAAGGACGGCCCTCAAGGTGAGATAGGACCACAAGGCCCTAAAGGATTTGATGGTGTTGCAGGACCACAAGGCATAGCAGGTGCTGAAGGCCCCGAAGGCCCTATGGGTCCAATGCCTAAACACAAGATTAAAGATGACACGATATGCTTTGAAGTTTCTCCCGGTGTTTGGGGAGAGTCAATTTCTTTTAGTAATATAATCCAGTATGTAACTGGTGCAGAGTCTGCTGCTACAAGAAAACCAAAGCTCCAGTGGATTGATTATGCTAGTGGCTATTCAAGTGAGCCTACACTTCTTGAAACAATAGCTGATGGGGATGTATATCAGTATACATATACTAATGGAACTTTATATAGGCTTGTTCCTTCAGGAGCGGCAGTTGATTCATTCTATAAAAGATTTGAGAACAGTGTTCTTAGTGGTCTTGTAATTCAAAAAACTATTAAAATTTAACGGGAGATATATATATATGTCGTTTACAGCTACAGAAACGAGTGATGCCTAATGACTGTATCAGTCGCATGGGATGGTAATGGTAGACAGTTTACTGCTAATAACGGCAGTGATACTGTCACCATTGTTAAATATGCTGGCTCTGGTGGCGCGCCAAGTGCGGCTGCTGCCGATGGTTCTATAGAAGGATCAACTGCAATCACCGTACAGGTGAGCAAGCAAGGCGTTGCCATGTTTGTTGCGTTGCCTTCGGCGTTGAACTTTTCAACGACAGAAGCAGGACAATTGATTTATGTTTGGGGCAACTTCCTAGCGGCATCTTTGTTAAATACTCAAGCGGCGAATGGCTTTGGTATTTGTTTAAGCTCAGGGACGCCCACAGCAAGCAATTACTCGCTGTTTACTTATTACGGCTCTGATAATTACGCTGGTGGGTGGGTCAGGATGATTCTTGATCCAACTAAAACTAGATCAGGCGGTGCTGGTACGTTAAACACATCGAACATAACGCACATCGGAGTGTTCGCTGATGTTGGCGGTACTACGGCTCGATTTGATAACTTGATTCTTGACGCTTGCGATGTTGGCAATGGTCTAATAGTAACAGGAACGTCAACGCTTGGTTTGTTTAATGAGTTACTTACGAATGAAGCGACTCAAAGATATGGCGTAGTCCGAGCATTGAATGACTCAAACACTTCTATTGAAATTGCTGGGACTGTGACGCTGGGTGATACAACTGCGGCAGCTTCAACGATTACAGACGAAGATTCTAAGATCTTTGCGGCAGAGCCTTTATATTATCAAGGCGGTGTAGTTGATGCTGTTCCTTTAACATTTGCTGGAATAAATGTAGTCGGCGGATCTGGGACTAACAGCCTTTCGCTAGGACAGCCAGTAAGTACAACGGGAGGACGTAACGGAATTTCTATTGTAGGAAACGATTCTTACACCTTTGGAATTGACTTCTCTGACGGTAATGTTGAGACGGGTAACTGGTACGGCTGTTCGCTTGAGAACCTGACAGGCACGTTAAGTTTTGACGCTGCAGCGCACAGCTTTAAAGGCAACAGTATTTCAGGTTGCTCTGGTATGTCTTTTGTAGCAGCTTCAACAGCTTCTGAATGTTCTTTTGTAAACTGTGCCCCTATTACATTAGGTACAGGAGCAGTATTAGACCAGTGTATTGTGACCGAATCGACAGGGGCTCAAGCTGTCACAACAGAAAATTTAAATAACTTAACTGATTGCTCTTTTACAAGAGGTTCAGGGGGACACGCCGTTAAGTTAACTAGCTTGGGTACAGGTTCTATGATTTGGGACTGCAAAGGGACTGGGTATGCTGCCTCCAACGGAAGCACTGGTCAAGAAACAATATGGGTAGACGTAGGCAGTGGAACTTTGGACATAAGCGTAAGCTCTAACGGAACTACACCTACTATTAGAACTACAGGCGCTACTGTAAATGTAATAGAAAACCAAGTTACATTAACTTTAACGGGACTTCAGGCTAATTCTGAAGTTCGTATATATTCTGCAGGAACTACTACAGAATTAGCAGGTATAGAAAATAGCGGAACTACGTTTCAATATACATATACCTACCAAGCATCTACTTTTGTAGATATTGTTGTACATAGTATCAACTATGTTTATTTTAGAGCGGCTAATTTTGAGCTGGGGGCATCTAATTCCTCCTTTCCTGTTAGTCAAATATTTGACAGAAATTATAAAACTTAATACTTAGAGGAAAAAAACTATGGCTACAGTAACAGACCCAGATACTCTTGTCTATAACACAGATGTTGTTGTTAACACAACTAATAAAACTATACAGCTTGTTAGTGGTACAAATATTACTGCTGCTGGCGCTACTGGGGGCGTTACGCTTCAAGCTTTGTATTCATTTTTAAAAGAAGAATGGAAAGCCCAAGCTTCTCTTATTTCTTATCCGTTTCCTTTAGAGGCAATTACTCCAGAAAAGTTTGACTTTATTAACGGCTGGCTTCCTGCCGATACAACTACACGAAACCTCATTCGTTCTGCTGGTTGGCGAGAAACAGACCCAAGCGGGGGCGGTTTTAAAACAGCTGAGTATATGAACATTATTTCTTTGGGTGCAATTAGCGCAGGCGCAACGCCCTACTATCAGTTTGACTCCCTAGCGCCTGTAACATTTACATACCCAGATGAAGTAAACGAAGCTGTTAAAATTTATGAGGACACTAATGGCGATGGTACTCCAGACTTTAATTATACTGGTGGGTCTACTTCCTTTAAAGTCTTCTGTAGAGAGCAAGGTAAAACTTATTCGTCTAGTACTAACGCCAGTATTGGTGCTAACACCTTAGACTACATTGCTTATCGTTATCCTTTATCAAATGCAACCGACCTTAAAATTGTTAATACCGATGCTTATATTAGTGGTTCTACTAGCATCAGTGCTGCTACTTGGGCAGCTGGTACTGTTACAGCTACCGCAACAGCTCATGGATATGCTGATGGTGATTACGTCAGTATTACAGGGAGCACCCCCAGCGGTTATAACTATCAAGGTGTTATAGGTGTAACAGACGTAAATACTATTACCTATCCTATTGTGTCAGATCCCGGATCTTATACAAGCGGTGGCTCTGTTGCTTCTATCCACAGCTTAATTACTGTAGAATATTTTGGAACTAATCAAACTAGAGATATTAATGAAGATACTGTAAATGAAAACTATCGTTACATTATTACAGATGCTTCAGGTAATGCTACGGTTGCTCAAATTTATGAAAAAATGCAATACCTAATGCGTCAAGCTACAGATATTGATTCTGGGGCAGGGACAGTAACTGGTAAAACTGCTGACGTTCTTATTTTCTTTATTGGTGATACTCTTAATGGTCTTGCTGGTACTGTTATTGATGGATTAAATGCAAACCAGTATCCAAGTGTTACGTATTTAGAGTTTGGAACCACGACCCCTGCAATTAATTATCCGACAATTGCTTCAGGAACTATTGTGTTCGGGGCCAACGCTGGATCAGGAGACTTTAAGTTCTGGATGTTCTTTAGAAATACTTCTCAAGATGCTTATGGTACTGCCACAGCAGTTCTTGTTGACGATAAAGACAATGCAGATATTACTGGAACTTATTCAGGATCGCCTGTAAACTGGTCATTTGCTTATACATCAAACAATCAAGCTGGGCGAGCCGGTAACGGAACAGATGGGGACCAAGATGTTACTGTAATTGGTATTGGCTTAAGTGGTGGTCAATGGGTCAAAACAGACTATAAAATTACAAGTGCAATTGGACAGACTATTAGCGTTAACCCAGCACAAGAACGTAACTATAGTAATACTTAAAGGAGTTAAATAATGGCTGGAGAAAAAAGGTACACACGGATTCCTCCTGAGTCTACTGGTGATAGAGTCTATATGATTCACACTGCTGAAATAGGTTTTGAGAATCAAAACGATAATAGCTATAACTGGAAAATAGGCGGGATGTATACCATCAGTGGAAACAGTGGGCCTACTATGATGGTCCACCTCCACGGTGTACAGGATAATGGAACTACGGGTATCTTATCTGTTCACTATTCTAAAGCTGATAGACTTAATAATGTTGAGCCTATTGCAGGACAAACATTAACCGATCCTGATGGCCTTACGACAGTAGCGACTACAACGGCGAATATCTATGATCTTTATATTCCCGCTCAAAATATAATGGGATGGGATAACCCTGAATACGGTTGGAATATTGACCGTTTTGGGTCGGGTCAAGTTAGATTTGGTGAAGGCCCAGCAGAATTATCTGCGTTCAATCAGTTGCGAGTAAGTAATCAGAAGTTGATTGCTGAATATTTATTTCTGAAAGATACTAGGCCAGCAGCATTTAGTAATGCTTTGATTGGAACGGCGACTGTAACTCATGAGCCTACTTTTCAAGCGGTAAAATTACTTGTTGGCGATACGACCAACGATCAAGCAACTCACACAAGTAATTTATATCATCCTGCGTTGGCTGGCGGATCCACTGTTTTCACCATTGCTACTCGGCTGGACACAAAAACCCAAACGGGTTTGGTTCAGAACTGGGGAGCATTTGATGCTACCGATGGTTTCTTCTTTCAGCAAAATGGCAGCACTTTGAATGTAGTTCATCGAAAAACATTTGAAGGTGCAACTACAAACGACCCAATTCCACAGTCCAGTTGGAATAAAGATAAATTGGATGGGTCAGGTTCTTCTGGCATGACTTTGGATGTGACCAAATCCAACTTGTATTGGATTGATTATCAGCATCTTGGTGGTGGACGGATTCGCTGGGGTGTTTACTACCAAGGCGAACGTCTGGTATGTCATGAAATGTACATGGAGAACAAAGCCAGCCATAACGCTGTAAGTAATCCAAACAGGCCAATTTGCTGGGCGCTTAAATGTCTTGATGGTACACAGTACACGGGCAATAAGTTTATGTATGCCTATGGCGCTGCTGTTTATACTGAGTCCGATGCGGACATAATGGAAGAAGGCGCTCTGAAATTGTACGACAGGAGCCATACTTTAGACGGCGCATTAACTGGTGCTAAGTATGTGTTTTCGGCAAGGCCTGTTGAGCAGATTAACGGGCTGGAAAATCACAGCTTATATCTGCCTAAGAAATTGCAATTGACTGCTTTTGATGCAGCCAGCGCCGAAACTGATCGTCGGGTTGAGGTCAGGGCTTATGGCCGATGTATCTTGCGAGGCGAAAATTACAATCAAGAAACATACACCACAGTGGAATTTGATAAGGATGCAGAGCATCTCGCACATGGTGAACAGATCTTAGAGGCAACGATTAAAGGTGATGGCGAAATTGATCTAACTAAATTCTTTAATACTATTCAAGAAGGCACGTTAAAGGTCAATGCTGAAACAACAACAAGCGTTCGTAAACAACCTATTTCGTCTATTACGGCTGCAAATCCTGCGGTTTTAACTTTAGGTACTAATCCTATTACAGGCCAAAACAGGCACTTGTTTGATGATCGTAACGACGTAATGATTAAAGGAGTAAGTCAGACTGGGCCAAATGCTTTAAACAATACCACTGTTTATCTGGCATTCACTGGCGGCAATTCAGCAATACTGTACACTTCTTTGGCGGCGCTTGATAATGACAGGGTTGTCCGAGAACTTACCTTGGATAGTACAACCAATGTTGTTGTCGGCGATACCATAACGGTTAGTGGTGCAGGCACAGCGGTTATCACGGCCTTAAACGCAAGCGTAGCAAGCGTAAAAGGTAGAACAGATGCGCTGTTAGACGTAGGCCTTGCCAGTAGTTCATTCACTACTACCAGTGGCGGGTCAGGAAATGTGACCAGCGTGGCGCTTCAGACTGCTACATTCCCACGAGACTATGAGACTACGCTGGGTGCAGTTGACGGATCTGGTTGGGCTGGTGCGGCAGCAGATGGTGACATAGAAGGTACACCCCCATCACGGTCAGCTTGGACGTTTATGGTCGGTCATTTTGTGGCACCGACTACTGACACCAAATTAAATATTGCGCTTAATTGGAAAGAGCGTATTCAATAATGCCTAGCATCGTTCTCAATTACGGGCATGTTGAATTTTGGTCGGATTATGATCCTGCTAATGGGCGTTGGGGTAATCAGAAGTTAACTTTTGATGGTGTCAACAAGCTCATATACGTTAATGAAAATGAAACTTCTATTAACATTAAGACAGATCTTTATTCTGGATGGAAAGAATGGACACAGTACGAAACAAATTCTGCTTTTGTTCCTGCTATACGGGCTACAGGCGGTGATGCCGTAAGTGGCGGGGAGTTTAGTGGGGATATTTACTTTCTTATTAACGGCTGGAAGTTATATATAGATGTCACTAAAACAAAAGTTGACGGTGTATTATATTCAGATGATTTTGATACTCCTTATTATAACTTTGTTGGTACGGCAATTTATCCAATCACTGTAAGTAACTTGGTGCGTGTAGTTCAAACACAATCAGCTCTTGATGTGGATGCTATTGCCACTGCTGTAGCCGCTAAGTTTGCAGAACCTAGCATAACTACTGCTGGCATTGTAACGGCTGTTAACTCAGATATTAATACTGAGCTTGATATCATTAATGAGGGAGTTAAAAAAGCATCCTTGTTTATACCACACAATACGGATATTTAATATGAAATATTTTACAGAAGAGGAATTAAAGTGTCAGCACTGTGGTGAGTACAAGATGAATGCTGATTTCATGGAGAAAATAGAAGCTCTTCGATATGAGTTAGGCTTTCCTTTTGTAGTTACTTCGGCATACAGGTGTGCTGAACACCCCATAGAAGCTCGTAAGAAGGCCGTAGGGGCGCATGTATCCGGGAGGGCTATAGACATAGCGGTGTCTGGTAACCAAGCTCACAGGCTTTTAGAAGCTGCACTAAGCATGGGCCTAAGTGGAATAGGCGTAAAACAAAAAGGGACTGGCCGCTTTATTCATCTTGACGATTTAGAGTGGAGCGAAAGCAGGCCGAGGCCTTGGGTGTGGAGTTATTAGATGACCTCAGTAGAATTTGTAAACGCTACGTGGCCCATTATGATGGGCTTTGTTACGCTTGTAATTGTGCTTGCTAAAATGCACGGCGATATAGAAACAATAAAAGAAAAGATTCGTGTCTTATTTGATTTATGGAATAATAAAAATGACTGATAAAAAATCTACTGTTAATAAAGCGGGTAATTATACTAAGCCTACTATGCGTAAAAATCTTTTTAATAAGATTAAAGCTGGGACTAAAGGTGGTAAGGCTGGTCAGTGGTCGGCTCGTAAGGCTCAGATGTTAGCTAAAGAATACAAGGCTAAGGGTGGAGGGTATAAGTAATGGCTATCAAGAAACCTCAGAAGTCTTTAAAGGCTTGGACAAAACAGGACTGGGGTACTAAGTCTGGTAAGAAGTCTAGTGAAACAGGAGAACGCTACCTGCCTAAAAAGGCTAGGGAGTCTCTAAGCTCTGCTGAATACGCTCAGACAAGCGCAAAGAAACGTAAGGATACTAAGGCTGGTAAGCAGCACAGCAAGCAACCTAAAAAGATTGCAGCTAAAACTAGAAAGCATAGAAAGGTATGATGCGCTTTATTGGTGTGACATTTTTATTGTTTGTATTATCTTGGTTGACTAAGAAGGAAGAGGAGATTTTAAATGACAAAAGGTAAGGACCCTAGATTAGAACGAGCAGGAGTTAGTGGTTATAATAAACCTAAAAGAACCCCTAAGCATCCTAAAAAATCTCATGTTGTTGTAGCCAAAGAAGGCGATAAAGTTAAAACTATTCGCTTCGGGGAGCAGGGAGCTAGCACAGCAGGTAAACCTAAAGCCGGGGAGTCTGATCGCATGAAAGCAAAGCGTAAATCATTTAAAGCCAGACATGCTAAAAACATTAAAAAAGGAAAGATGTCTGCTGCTTACTGGGCCGACAAAGCTAAGTGGTAATTACTTAACCGACTTAATATCTAACCGTTCTGATTGTATAACTTTATCAGAGACAGACAGTACAAAGTTTGAGTGAGCATCTAGAAGCCGTGTAAGGACTTCAATGTTTTCCTCCATTAGTTCTACGCTGGCTAGTGATGAAATAATTTCTGAGTTAATTCTTAGGACAGTTGCTAGCCTTGTTTCGGGTGTGAAAAATATATCGTCCATTATAAAGCCCCTATTTGATTTTCTAAGTGAGCATGTAAACCATCTAGTTTACTGTGTCCTTCCCTTAATATGGTACGTATATAAGAGCGAGTGTACTCATCTTTAAATACAGTATTAATTTTATTTTCAGGTAGGCCACTCAACTCTGTAACTACTTTACCTTTCTTGTCTATAAAAATTCTAAAAGAAAGTAAGTTGCCTTCAATCATATCTCACATACTCCTGCAACACAGGCTAGAGTTTGTGTACCTTCAGTGTTATCATCTGATTCTTCAATGTCCCACTCCATATCTTTAGGCATATCTTTTAAAAGCTTTTGATACGTATCCTTATCTATCTTCTGGTACGGAGCTTGTTTATATACGTGCTCTGCTTCAGGAAGAAAGCTAATGCCACTGACGCTATCAAAGTTTTCCCAGATCCACTGACAAACAGAGTAGAAGTTATCATCATTATAGTAACAAGTCATTGAGGGTTTATGCTCACACCAGCTATCTTGATAGATCTTCCACAGCTTTAACTGCTCCATAGCCCCCATGCTTTCTACAGTTACCGCTTTGTTAGGAGCCTTTTGAGGAAAACTAAATACCCAGTTAGAGTTATTCATTACGTCTTCTTCGTGCGGAAAGCCTTTGTCAATCATTGCTGTAGCTAATGGATCTTTCTTATCAGCTCTTACAGTCCTAATATAATACTCACTAAAGCGTGGGTGAATACCACTAGCACTATCAGTTAACTGTGAAACAGTACCACTAGGCTTAACGCAAGTGATAGCAGCAGAAGGATTAACCCCTAGTTTATTTGCCCATTCTTTGTTAGTAAGTATCGCAACGTCTCTAAGGTTTTCTAAGAGCCGCCCTAAATTTTCATCACCAGTTGAGCCGTTAGTTAGTTTGCAATCCATAATGCCTGTCATAGACACACCCAACAATGCTTCTTCTTCTGTATTCTTTTTCCAGATGTTACGTAGGTAACGGAAGTCAGTCATAGTAGACTGAAGAGTTCCTAAAATTGTAGCAACCCGTACCTTTTCTATAAGGGTATCCTCAGTGTCATCTGCTCTAACAATAACCTCTGATAGATTACAGAACTGGTAGGGCCTGAGAATAATTTCACTGCAAGGATTAGTACCAAACTTATGTGTAGCGTCCCGCCGTTCGTTACGCGCAGCTACTTTCTGAGCTGCAATGCGGCTAAAGATACCACGCTCACCAGACTTAGAATCATACAAACGCTTCATCTCAGAAGAGTAGGTATCAAAGTCAGGCTTCTCAGAATAAACAGCACTGTTGTTAGCCAAGGCTCGCTGCCCGTTGCTTAAATACCACTCACCATTCTTAGCATTAGCCATGCGGTTATCGGTTACATTACTTAATGAGATCAAAGCAGAGCGCCGTACACCGCCTACAACAACGATGTCAGCTATCTTGCATACCAAGTCGTGACACTCTAGTGACGTTAACTTACGGCCTGTAGCAGCTTTAAACAGATCAACAGTAAAGTTAAATAGATCTGCTAAAGGCTGTGGTCCACTGGCTCTACCGCCAAAGGTCTTCAGTCTAGCTCCAGCAGGACGTACCCTAGTTAAGTCACACTTAGGAATCTTACCGGCGTACAGCAGGCTTATAAGCTCTCTGAAAGCACTGGCCCATCCTACTTTACTGTCAGATACAACAACCGTAGAGTCGGTCTCATGGAAGCTGTCGGCCACCTCTGGTAGTTTGCTTACGTAGTCCCGCTCTACACTAAAGCCTACGCCTGTGCCGCACAACAAGATATACATAAGCTCGTCAAAAGAACGGGGGCTATCGATAGGGAGGTAGGAGCAGTTAAAGCCTGCAACATTGTCACGGTGTAAAGCTGGGCCTGCTGTCATCATGCAACGCATAGACGGCATTACCTTTTGATCAGCAATAGCATTGAAAAGTTCTTCGGCTTCTGACGCACCTAGTTGATTACGTTCTACAAAGAAAGAAAGATAACGGTTGACTGTCTCAGCCCACGTTTCTCTACGTCCTTCCTCATCTAAGTAACGTGCGTACCTACTCTTGTGAATGTACTGTTGATATTGATCCATTTTTTAAATCCTCTATGTCCTCAAAATTTTTTATTTCTTCAAGCCTAATACTCTTAAAGTTCTTATGATCTTTAGTAACCTTGCCTTTGCGTTTCTTGTTGTACTTATCCCTACGCTCAGCCTTCCTGTCTACATAATTCTTATCCATTACTCTCCAGAATCCTTAGTAGTCTTTTCTCGTACCACTCTGCTTTCTTCAGATCTTCTGTTCCGTTTTTGTACGGGAATCTCCAGCGATACTTCATGCTGTTTCCGCGCAAGTAACCTATAAACTCGTCTCTTGTTAACATGGCTTCTATTCCGTCGATGCACTCAATGTCTCCGCTGTTATAGTGGGCTGGCTTGGATACATTATCCCACTCTTCGGGTGTCGCGTCATTAAGTTTTTTCTTTGTGTTTTGTTTCACTCTTGTTCCTCCGGATAGTCAGGGTTTATTTCAAGTCGCGTCGATGAATCAATCCATTCTTTGGGTATGTTGTACACGCTGTACCATCTAAAGCCGTTACGCTCAGCCCATTCTGCGTGTGATCTTTTAGTACCATCCTTGCGCCGCGTTGCTCCGGGCATCGGGGCTGCGGGGTCGGCAAACAAAAACACGAGTTCTATCTTTTTAGGTAATGCTTTCTTTACCCATACATATTTGTTGTGTTCTGCGTGATCCCAAAAGCGGCCCTTTGCCTCTAAGAAAATTGTAGTCCCTTTAATTTTTTTAATAAAATCAGGGTGGTATGTATGCTCCACAATATAATCAACTGTATCTGTATGGATGTCCCAGTCTTTTAAAATACCTGTGTGTAATTCATACTCCCAATTAGAATCGTAGCCTTTAAGACTACGATCGTAGCTTTTTTTTTCCACAGGTCTTTTTACTCTACGTTTACGCAAGCCCGATTTTATTTTTGCAGCCACTAAATATCCTTAAGAGTTAAGTGCTCTATACTTTTTAATTTTTTTAATTTTCTTTTTATTCCTTTATAAGAATAAGGCATAGACATAGCAGTTCCTTTGCGGTTATACACTAAGTTATTAGGAGGAAGTTTAGTTATCTTAGCTGCTTCCTCTTCGTTAAGCAAAGTCTTTAACCATTCTATAGTTAGTTCTTTTGCTTTCTTGTTAATTTTTTTTGATCGTTTACCATTCATAAATTTCATCTACCTTTGGCATAACTTTAACCTTAGTAAAGTATGTTAATCCTTTTGCATATCTAAAGGCTCTCAACCCTTTACCATTATTAGAATCTTTAAAGCATTCTTTTTTATGAGGACAGTACATGCAGTTCTTAGCAATCCTCATGTTACCTGACTTACCTTCTGGTATTGGATCATAACATAATTCAGGTGGAGTTTTCAAGTCTAGTTTCTTTTTAAGATCTTTAATATGATTCTTAATGTTAGGCTTATCTAACTCATCGGGTTGATGAAAACAAAGCTCGCCTGTCTCTTTGTTAATAACTAAAAACCCTGAGTCAGTCGTCCCTTCTGCTTCTTCATATGCTGTTAGCTGGGCAATGTAACCAAAAGGATCATCTTCTCTTAGGATGCCCTGCCTAAATTTACTAAAGGAAAAACCGGAAGCAGATTTTACATCAACAACAATGTCATCAATCTTACAATCCATGTGTCCTTTAATACCTTCAATATCAATTTCTTTTTGCTCGTCTGTTACCTTATGGCCCGAGAGTCTGACTAACAAAAGAATAACTTCTTCTAGTAAGTGGCCGTATAAAAACTTAATGAACAAAGAAGGTTCAAGTCTTTTGTTTTCAAGTTCTGTTTGTTTATCATACCACAATCTTCTAGCGGGCTTACCAATGTTAGACATTCTTAAATAAAATTTATTGTCTTTTTTCTGAGGGGTCGCCCAAGACCTAATGGCTTCCTTCATGGCTAGGCCAAAGTCATCTATAATTTTATCGGAAAGATCTAGGGGTCCGTCATTTAAGGTGTCTAGTTTTTTATATATATCTTCTACTATATTCATGTGCGATGCCTTACGAATCTACATTTGCGTGTGAGGGAGTTATAGTGGAGGTACTGTACGTTAAGTTTTTTTTGAAGCGGTGTCTTTGCTGCTAGTCTACCATCCTTGTAAGACTTAACATCTATCAATGTTACTTTTCCTTGGGGATCTAAAGCAACAATGTCTATAGGTCCGGTGCAACCACAGTTTTTAAAGACATGATAACCGTTGTCCCATAACCAAGTGATAGCGTAGTGTTCTGCCATATCACCTAATCTGTTAGGCTCATGCCTTGGTTTGGTGTTTGTTATTTTAGTTGGTTTCATTTCAAGTTCCTCTTTAGTCGGAATAAAAATCTATATAGGTGTAAAGGTATTCATCCCAAGGGTCTGATTCCTCAATCATTTTACAATGTTCATAAACTCCTGTACAAATTATATCTGGAATATATACACCATCACTAGCGTACATCTTTCCATATAAAACATATGTTTCTTCAAACAAATCTAGTTGTCCTATCAATGTGTTTCACTCCAGTTATCTCCTACTTTATATTCCCCGTCGAGGGGGCAGTTAAGTTTAAGAACCTTACCAGCTTCAATGATTGCCTCAACACCTAGCCTACCTACCTCATCAGCTTGATCTTGTCGGACTTCTATCTGCCATTCATCGTGTACGTTAGCAACAAAGTGCGCATCTAAATGTTTGATTTTCTTATCTAGTATAACCAATGCCTGCTTCATTACAATAGCTCCTGCTCCTTGTAGTAAAGTATTAAGGGCGCTGTGCTCTGATCTTACATACAACTTACGGCCGTCTAATGCTTTAAGGTAGCCGCGTGTTGCTGCTCTAGCGACTCTATCTTTAACAGCCTTAAATGATGGGAGATTACTAATAAATGATTTTCTAAGGTTCCTTCCAGTACTTTTACCTCCTCCAGCCACTGTTCCAAGTTTAGCATCTCCTGCTCCGTATAGTAAGGCATAGATGAAAGTCTTAGCCTGATTTCTTGATTCAAGTCCTGCAAGCTTTTGATTAGTGGTGTGTATGTCTCCATTGAGAATTTCATTTGTATAGTCCTCATCGTTCATGTAATGGGCAAGCATTCTTAGCTCTAGTCCAGACGCATCAATGCCTACAAGTTTATATCCTTTAGGTACAGTCCAACAAGCCCTACATTCTTTGCCGTAGCTAGAGTTAGTGCTGGGTATCTGTGCCATGTTAGGATTACGGTGTGTCATTCTTCCTGTGATAGTACCATTATGATTTACAAAACCATGTACTCTGTTAGAGTCTTCGTCTAGTTCTTTAAACCAAGAATTAATTTGAGCTATTCTTTTTTGTAGCATTAAGTATTCAGCTATTACTTCTGCTTCTGGTATACCTTTAATTTCAGAAAGAATTTTTTCATCTACTTTAGGCTGACCTGTAGGTGTATATTCAACAGGCTTCCAACCAAAATCTTTTAAGTACTCGCCTATCTGTTGTCTTGATCCGGGGTTAAACTCTTGTGTATATATTCTTTCTACAAAATTTGTACGCTCTATAACTGCATACTCTTCATCAGTTAATCTTGTACCCTTATTAAAATTATCAATCCCTGTTTTTAACAGCCGTCCTTTAGGGCTGTATCTTTTAAATATCTTTCTAGTTTTTTTCTTGGGTTTGAATACCTCATTTATTTTATTTACTATATGAGCTGTCCTACTGTTTAGATAAGCTAACAGCTTACTCGCTTCTTCAACATCGAAGAAGAAGCCATGAGTTCTTTGAGCAGCTAAGATCTTACAGGTCTCATGCTCAAGCGTTACGCTTTCTCTAGAGAAACCTTTAGATTCTTTTTTCAAAGCTTCATATACTTTATAGTTAAGGTATACATCTTGCTCACAATACTTAAGCATTTCTTTACTATACTTTGTGTACTCCTCAAACTCAATCTTAGGAGAGCCTAGGGCATAGCCCCATCTTTCTAGCCCATGATTGCCTTCACGCACTGGGTTAAACAAGCGTGATAAAACTAAAGTATCTACTATATTTTTATCTGTTAAGTCTACGCCAGTTAGGTTTTTAATGACGGGTATATCAAAGCCAATAATGTTATGCCCAATTAATTTATCTGCATCTTTAAGTAGCTGCAAACCCTCTTGCAATTGAGAAGGTCCAAAAGATACTTGAACTTCTGTGTCTACGTCAAGCGCAGATATACACCATATCTTAGTAGCTTTTAAGTCATCTGTTTCTATATCAAAGACTAAAGATTTCATAATTCTAACTCGCTAGTTTCTTCTTCTATGAATACTTCTTTAAGTCTACCAGTATCTCTATCATAAAGCAAGTGAGTTGCCATCCCTACATCACCTGTATATCTAGACTTAAGTATGCGAAGATGTGTTGTGTTTGCTTCTTGGGGATCATCTGATTGTTGATTGCGTTCCAAGCCAATAACACAGTCAGATATTTGAGCTATACTTGCAGACCCTCTGAGGTGCGAGAGGCCTACACTAACGCCTTGTTCATGTCCTTTGTTACCTTCAATTCTACGGAGGTGTGATACTAATATCATGCCTACATTTGTTTCGTTAACAAG